ACGTCAGGCATCACATGGAAGATGCCGTAGCTGGCAAGGATAGCATCACCGATCTTCTTTGGGAAGCTGGTCTGCGGGTTGTCACGGCGAAGGTCTTTGAGCGTGTAGGGGAATTGCTCTACCTGTCCGTTTGCGGTTTTCACGAGTAGCATGATGCCTCCTTAGTCGGTTGAGTATTGGTAGATGGTGTCGGTATCAAAACCAACAACATACATCTTTGAACCATCTGACTTAAAAAATAAACCACATGGGTTTGTTTCTTGTGAAGCAACAGAAAAGCTAACGCTGCTGTAAGAAGCCGTTGAGACATCCCATGCGATAGACAGAGGGTATTCATACACAGCATCAGTCCCAGAACCCATCACAAACATTTTTGTCCCGTCTGGATTAAAGGCTAACGCTCGTGGGACAGTTTCTTGAGATGCAATGCTAAAATTCTGAACGTAAGATGCAGACGATACGTCCCAAGCAGTGCTTAGGTCATACTCGTTTACATCATCACCCGCTGCACCTGTGACATACATTTTTGCTCCGTCACCCTTAAACCATAAGGCTTGAGGGGCTGTTTCTTGAGCGGAAATGCTAAAGTTCTGAAGATACGACGCTGTGGAAATATCCCAAGCGGTGCTCAGGTCATACTCGTTTACATTATCACCAATGACACCAATAACATACATTTTTGTGCCATCTGGCTTAAAAAACAACCCGGTTGGAACTGTTTCTTGTGACGATACGGAGAACGTTTGCGGAGACGCAGCGCTAGTGATGTCCCAAGCTGTGCTCAAAGAATACTGAACAATGTAATCATTTGCTTCTCCAAGAACATACATCTCCGTCCCATCGTCACTGAATGACAGACTTATTGGAGAGGTATCCTGCCCCGCCACACTAAAGCTAACACTATCATACGAAGCATTAGCTAGATCAGGGTCGATCCACTCTGAGGGAGCAGCGGCTGCTGTGGAGTATTGGTAGATGGTGTCGTTGTTAACTCCAACAACATACATCTTTGAGCCATCAGATTTGAAGGTGAAACCTCTAGGATTGCTAAGTTGCGCCGCCACTGAAAACGAGACGCTATCATATGATGCTGTAGAAACATCAAAAACGGATGATAGGGAGTATTGATACACAGTATAGTTTCTGATTCCACAAACATACATTTTAGTTCCGTCAGGATTAAACTTTAATGCGGTAGGGTCTCTTTCTTGCGCCGTTACTGAAAATGAGACGCTATCATAAGAAGCAGTACTGATGTCAAAGCCTGTTGAAAGACTGTACTGATAAACCGTATCGCTGCCGAAACTTAGTGCGTACAACTTGGTTCCGTCATAGCTAAACGATAAATCAACAAGATCAACAACTTGAGAAGACACGTCAAATGAAATAGAATCATAAGAAGCAGTACTGATGTCAAAGCCCGTTGAAAGACTATACTGATATATAATAGAGCCTAGTACCCCTGTAATATACATCTTGGTGCCATCCGAATTGAACGCTACACTTGAGGGGACAGTATTTTGGGGTGCCACACTAAAAGAAACGCTATTGTATGACGCTGTAGATAAATCCCACGCAGTGCTTAGGGGATACTCATACACCCTATCTGTAGTAGGTCCAACGATGTATGCCTTTGTTCCGTCATTGTTGAAGTTTATTCCCAGCGGAGATGTCTCCTGCCCAGCAACACTAAAGCTAACACTATCATAACTCGCATTAGCCAGATCAGGGTCGATCCAGCCAGAAGGCTCAGGTCCAGCACCAGCAGAGCCAGCAGCCGCCTGTTGCATCAGTCTAGCAATCGTCATGCCATCGCTCCACCAGCGAGGAAGCCATAATACGTTGTCCCACCATCCTGCGTGTAGAACGAGTAGACATTCGTAGCGCCACTAGCAGGGGCGTCAGGGGCCGTTCCACCAGCCCAGTCAACCGAGGCAGGCCAAGTCACAGTCACCGTCGCAGAGGGTGTTACCTTGAGCGTGAAGCCGTAAGCAGTGCCAGAAGCAGGCGGATTGCTGAAGACGTACGTTGGGCTTGTAGCAGGTGCATCAGAGAACACGTTGCCAGTGGACAGGTCGAGGGTGCTTGAGGTGATGTCACCGACTGTTTCACCAGCAGGCGAAGGCTCAAAGAAACCCTTGGTGTAGTCGATGACAATACTCATTATACCGCAACGCTCCCATTCATGTCTTCCTGCGTCATCACCCAAGCGTAGCACTTGTCGAGAAAGTTATCACCAGCGGTTGCTTCAACCTCAGCCAAGTCAGCGTGGTAGCGGCGGAAGTCTACTTCCCGTGTGTCATCATCAGGTGTGCCAGTGGCGTATCCTGCGACATCAATCATCACGGTGAACTTGGGTCCACCCTCACGCATACGGCTGATAGCTGCGGTGGCAATGCGAAAGTAGGCACCAGCAAAAGGGGTACCATACTGGGAAGTCTCAAGGTTCAGTTCAATAGCCATGTTGGCCTCCTTTTAGTACGTCACTTCGGACGTGTTGATTGTGGCGCTCCAAGCAATATTTGTAGCTGCTGCGCCAGTGGCTTCGATCTTGAGGCCACCATTGGTCGTGTCTGCGCTGAGAGCCATGCCCCAAGCAGGTGTGTTGTCGAGGACAGTCGTGGCGCTGTTGACCAGCACAGTCGTGCCTGCCGAACCTTCCCTACGGATCAACCCTTCGATCTTCCATGCTGCACATGCTGTGCCTGTAGAGGCTTGCTGGCGGGCTACGATAGTGCCGTGGAAGGCGTAGGCAGAATTGTTGGGGAGGATAATTTGGTCATTCGTGCTTCCGCTTGAACCACCATCAGTAACCAACACTTTAGGTGTGGCATCTGTGGTGCGTTGACGGAAAGCAAATATACGCCCTTGGTGCTGCCCTGCAATGCCACTGAAACTACCCGCCGAAAACGCTATTGATGTTTGCGTATAAGTTGTTGCTTCGTAGCCAAGAGCCACACCATAGGAAGCAGACGCAACAGTAAATAAGCCGGAAGCTAATGAGTAATTAGCTGTTGCCTGAGTGTTTCTTCCAAGACTAACAGCACCAAATGCGGTAGCTTTGCCTTGGTTTCCAATCGCCACAGAGTTAGAACCAGTAGCGCCATAGGTAGAAGTGTTGTTGGCGATAGCTGCTGCGAAGCTGTCGGTGCCAGAGGCGTAAGAACGTGAAATGGCTGTTGCGTTTGATCCAGTTCTGGCCTGTGCCTGATACCCAATAGCCAAAGCACCAGAACTTGTTGCGTCAGTATCTCGGCCAATGGCAACCGATTGTAAGCCAGACGCAAATGAAGCCGCGCCTAGTGCAAAAGCGTAATTACCTGTGGCATCAGCACCTAATCCTATTGCACCAGCAAACGAAGCTGTTACGTCATTACTATTGCCAAGTGCGATGGAGTAATCGCCAGATACATTGCTATTACCACCAATGGAAACAGACTCAATCCCGCTTGCGCCTGAGTTCGTACCAATAGCCACAGCATTAGTGCCAGTAGCAGAAGGAGCAGTAGGGCTAGATGGGTTCTCAGCATAGAGTTCAAGAGCAGTGCCGCCGCCTCCACCGATAGCTGCCCCATCCAGAAGCAGGTCAGTGCCATCGCTCGACAGCGTAACACCAGAGCCAGCGCCTGTGTGATCTAGTTCGATCTTACCCATCAGTAAGTAACCTCGCTTGTGTTCACAGTGGCTACCCACCGAATGTTCGTAGTGGCTGCACCCGTGACAGTAATAGCCAAGCCACCGTTGGTAGTGTCAGCAGTCAATGCAATGTCCCAGGCAGAGGCACCAGCAGAGGCAAACAACTTGTTCTTGATCCCGTTGCCCAGCACGGTGGTAGCGGCAGAGCCGTCACGCAACAACGCACCTTTGATTTCCCAACTTGCGTATTCACTGCCAGCAGACGCTTGTTGTCTGGCGATGATTGTACCACTGAAGCTGTAGGCAGAGTTGTTTGGCAGGATGACTTGGTTATCTGTAGCAGGAGCGCCACCACTCGAAGTGATGCTTGTTGGGGTTGCGTCTGACGTATCTCTACCAAGAGTTAAGAGGCCACTTTGTCTATCTCCAACCGTGTTAAACCACG